TTCGCTATTTAGACGGTAATAGCCGTAGCAGGCGGCGCGGTCAGCAAACGGAAAACTACGTTATTTTTGACGACAAGTACGTCGATATTGCAAAGAAATACGGCATCCCATTGGCCGCGATGACCACGCTATCTGCAGCGCCACAAGACGCTGAAGCCGGAATCGTCACAGCCTCATTGTCGCCGGTCTTGCGTGCGTCGATGGACAAAGTGTTGCGTGGCGAAGAAGTCAGCAAGAGCGAGCTCAATTCCGTTAACAAGTACCTAGGGGAAATAGCCGCTGATCGCACGGCATTTGGTCGGCGCGAACGTATGCGCATGACGCCTGGCGCGTCGCAAGACGTAGACGTCATGCAGCGCGATATCATCACGCCCGAATCTATGCAGGGTGAAATGCTGGTGCCGATACAGGGCGACGCCAGTATTGCCGGTGGGATTTTGGACAATGTCGAAGGCGTGCCGCTAGACGCGCCAATTCAACTTCAAGGCGGGCCTAACTACCCGTTGATGAATTCTTATGGCAACAACTTGTTGGGCTGGGCGTCAATGCGTGACGCAGCCCAAACAAAGCAAAACCAGATTACCAGGGCGGGCTTGTTAGGCGACGACGTGCGCGGCGTGTATGCGCGCATGGGTGACGAGGCAATGAACTTCAACACAATGGTTGCTGAAGCGATGGTGCGCCAATTGCCAGCATTGCAACTGCCGAAGAAAGAGATCGCCCGTTTTAACAAAGACATTCGCGGCTCTGTGCCTGACTTTGCTGGCGTTGAAACCGCTGAAGGATTAGCACAACTAAAAGGCCAATTGCCTGCAACCAAAGAAAACGGCAAAGCAATTTCTTCGTCTGATCTACGCAAATTGGTCGTCGGCAGAATGTCGCTTAAAAAAGAATACGGCAACAAAGGCTTTCCCAACTACGAAGACACAGTGCGCGCCTTGACGGAGCCAGAGCTACGCGGGCTCGAAAGAGGCGACAGTGGCTTCAGCACAATCAGGGGCATGCCTGGCGAGAATCTACTGGATAACGCTTACCACGACACCTACTCGCACGGCATCCCTGGCATCTATGCCGGCGGGCTCGAGGAAAGCGTGCCGCTGCAAGTCATGTTTCCAGACCTATTCAGAGCCACTGGCGACAAGGTAATAACGAAAGAGAGCTCAAAGCGCTTTGGCGAGCCTCTTAACGCGCAAGAGCGTGTTGGCGCCGTGTTGATGGGCGGCGACGCCCAGAAAGCCGATCAGCAGTGGCTAGACGGCGTCATGAAATATCTTGAAGACAAAAAGAAGATGGGCCGTGCTGCCGCAATCGCAGCTGCTACGTCTTCTGGCAATGCGATGGCGATACCGCCTGAAGACTTAGATATACAAAACGAGATTGATGCCCGCCGTGCCGGCGGCAGAAAGTATCGCCGCGACAACCCGCCAAGCGGACTGCTTGCAGCAGAAGCGCAAAGCCAAGTCTTACCGCGCGCTGCAGAAGCAGGCCAGGGCTTCGTATCTGGCTTGTTGAGCGGCATAGACACGTTCGTGCAAGGCATGGCCGCACCAGATCCACGGGCCGCGATCGCGTCTCCGCAGGGCTACGGCCAGCAAATGGATAGTTTTATTCAAAACCAACAACTACCGCCGACGCAAAACCCAAATTCCATGATGAGCACGCCTGCGATGCGCGGCCTGCTAGACCAGCAGTACATGGAAGACCCAGCTGAGCGCGCTGCTTTTCGCGCGCCGTTTGAGGCATTTGGCGGCCTATTGGCACCTTACGGAATATAACGATGGCAGAACTATACGACGACGAATTCATTGAAGAAGACATGGGCATGGGCGACGAAGAGATCCAGGCCGCAATCACGCTCGCCATCGAAGATGCCGTGGACTTCATCGACAACACTATTTCGCCAGTGCGCGCAGAGGCAGCTGAGTATTATGCCGGCGATCCCCTGGGCAACGAAGAAGAGGGCCGCAGCACCGCACAAACGATGGACGTGCGCGATACCGTACAGGCGATGCTGCCGTCTCTTATGCGCATTTTCTGTGGCTCTGACCACGTTGTGGAATACGCACCGACCGGCCCAGAAGACGTCGAGATGGCCAAGCAGGCGACCGACTACGTCAATTACATACTGAATCAGGATCAAGACCAGAGCTACATCGAGATCATCTACGCGACGATGAAAGACGCGCTGGTGAAGGGCTCTGGCTTTATCAAGTATTGCTACGACGAGTCGGAAAAGACGCAGAGCTACGAGCTCGAGAACCTAGACGACCAGGCACTGGCTGCGCTTAACAGCAACCCTGACGTCGAAATTGACATGCTCAAGAGCATGACGTCGAGCGACAATCCAGAGGCGATGCACTCCGTTCGCGTCACGCACCGCAAGAAGGTTGGCAAGATCAAGGTCGAGTCGGTGCCGCCAGAAGAGATTGTGATCAACCGCAATGCTCGCAGCCTGGAAGACGCTGACCTGGTCGCGCACCGCGCTTACCTGACCATCAGCGACATGGTCGAGCTCGGCTACGACGCCGACGAGATTGAGCAATACGCCACCACCAGCGACACAGACTTTGAGCTCTTTAACGTCGAGGCCCGCGAGCGCTACCAGCAGAGCTCGTTTGAAAACTCAGAGATGGTGCGTCGCGTTCTCTACGTCGAGGCATACGCCAAGATCGACACAGACGGCGACGGTGTGGCTGAACTGCGACGTATTTGCTGCGCTGGGCCCAATTACGAAATCTTGCGTAACGAGCCGACCGACATGGTGCCGTTTGCGTTTTTCTGTCCAGACCCAGAGCCCCACGCGATGTTTGGCATGTCGATCGCCGATCTGACGATGGACATACAGCGCATCAAGACCGCCGTGTTGCGGGCAAGCCTGGACAGCCTGGCGATGAGTACGCACCCCAGGGTGGGCATTGTCGAAGGCCAAGCGAGCCTGGAAGACGTGATGAATAACGAAGCTGGCGGCGTGATCAGAATGCGTCAGCCTGGCGCCGTGGTGCCGTTCAATTTGCCCTTTGTCGGCAAAGAAGCCTTCCCGATGCTGGATTACCTTGACCAGATGCGTGAGAACCGCACCGGCGTGAGCAAGGCAGCTGATGGCCTTGACCCTAGCGCATTGCAAAGCAGCACGCTTATGGCCGTGCAGCAGACGATTGGCGCCGCTCAACAGCGCACCGAGATGATTGCCAGGCTGTTCGCCGACGGCGGCATGACACGGCTGTACAAAGGCTTACTTCAGCTGATCATCAAGCATATGGATAAGCCGCGCATGATTCGTCTGCGCAACACGTTTGTGCCTATGAGCCCTGATCGCTGGAACGCCGACATGGACGTTGTCAGCAATGTGGCGCTAGGCAAGGGCGGCGACGTAGAGCGCATGCAGATGCTGCAGCAAGTCGCGCAGAAGCAAGAGCAGCTGTTGCAGCAACTTGGGCCAGAGAATCCACTGGTCAGCGTCGAGAACTACTACCAGACGCTGGTGCAAATACTCGAAGTCTCTGGCTTCAAAGACCCGCAGCGGTTCTTCAAAGATCCAAGTCAGCAGCCGCCGACACCTCAAGAGCCGCCGAAGCCGGACATAAACGAGCAGCTGATCCAGGTTCAGATGGCAGAGATCAACGCGAACATAGAGAAGAAAAAAGCAGAGTTGGATCTCGAGCGCGAAAAGATGCAGCGCGAAGACGATCGTCGGCGCGACAAAGACGAGGCAGACATTGCGCTCAAGGCGGCTGAGATTGCTGCCAGGTATGGCGCGCAGGTCGATGTTGCCGGCATCCGAGCTAACTCAGAACGCGACCGCGAGCTCGTAAGACAGCTGGCCGCACAACAACAGGTGCCGAATGCCCCTGTCGCATAACTCGCTACTTAACATCCAACGCTTGGCGGACGACGAAGACTTCGCCGAGCTCATCAAGATGCTAAGGCTCGATTACTTCGAGCTGTGGTGCAAGGAACGTGACCCCGCTATGCGGGAGCGCTTACATCAAAAACAGGAAGCCCTTGACGACATTGTTGTGCGTATGCGCGCCGCAGCCGACGAGATTGCTTTCGCAAAACAGCGGAATAACTAATGAGTGATAAAATAGATACACAAGAAACCCCATATGTGGGGGGCACCTTGGGCGACGCCCAGGCTGCTATCGCTAAATTGATGGAACCCGCAGAAGGGCAAGCCGAAGATTCAAGCGACGTTGACGAGTCTCTTGAGGGGGGCGAGGCACTGGAAGGCGCTGAGTTTGAAGAATCCGAGCAGGAATTCGACTCAGAAGACGATGATGCCGACGATCTGGATGAAGAGGAATACGACGAAGACGAGGGCGAACAAGAGCAGGCCGATACATTCACCGTAAAAGTTAATGGTGAAAACGTAGAGGTTAGTCTTGATGAGCTTCAGAACGGGTACTCACGCCAGGCCGACTACACCAAGAAGAGCCAGACATTGGCGGAAGAGCGTAAGGCTTTCCAACAAGACCGAGACGCGGTTCTTCTTGAGCGGACACAGTATTCCCAGTTACTGGGAGCTTTGCAGCAGCAGCTACAGGCTTTTGACGAGCCAGCGCCGGACTTCGATCGTATGTACGAGGAAGATCCAATTGAGGCGAGTCGTTTAGAGCGACAGTACCGACAGCGGACTGAGCAGCGAGCGCAAAAAATGCAGGCCATTGCGATAGAGCAGCAGCGTGTGAACGACGCTAACGCCCAAGAGCAAGAGCAGCAAATGCGCGGGCTAATCACTCAGGAAGCAGCCCGACTGCCTGAAGTCATTCCAGAGTGGAAAGACGACAAGGTAGCCGCAAGAGAACGCGAAGAGCTAAAAACCTATTTGCTCGATAGCGGCGTTGCGGAAGAAGAGCTCGGCGCACTTGTGCGCGCTAGCCATATCGCTGTTCTGCGAAAGGCGATGCTCTTCGACAAAGGACAGAGCCGAGTGCGTAAAGCACGCAAGGCTGGTCAATCGGGCAAGACAGTCAGGTCAGGATCTCGTCAACAGCAGGTGAAGCCAAGCGCTCGCAAAACTAAAGCCGCGTATCAACGTCTCAAAGAGCGAGGCACTGCAGAGAATGCAGCGTCTTTGATTGAATCTCTTTTATAAGGCTTACAAACCATGACCATTATTGCTAACACTTTTCTAAAGTACGACGCGAAAGGCGTTCGGGAAGACTTGTCCAATATCATAACCATGATATCGCCAGAGACTCGGCCCTTTATGAGCAACATGACCAAGAGTCGCTCAGTCACAAACACATTCTTTGAATGGCAGACTGATGACCTTGGCGCAGCTGCAGCTAACCATCATCTGGAAGGCGACGACTTGGCTTCTTTCACGGCAGTTACTCCAACTGTTCGTCTGGGTAACTACACGCAGATCAGCCGCAAAGACTTCATCGTGTCCGACACAATGAGTGCGTTAGATTTGGCGGGCCGACGGGCAGAAGTCGCCTACCAGATCAGCTTAGCGGGCAAGCGTCTTGCTAACGATATGGAACATAACCTCTGTGGTTTGAACCATGCAGCTGTCGCTGGTAACAGCACGACCGCTCGTAAGACTGCGCCTTTGGCTGCATTCATCAAGACCAACACGTCTCGCGGCACGGGCGGTGCAGATCCAACTGTATCTGGCGGCGTTGTAAACGCGGCTGCTACTGATGGCACCCAGCGCGCCATGAGCGAGGCCATGCTAAAAACAGTCCTGCAGGGCATATTTTCCAACGGTGGCAACCCAGAGTTCGTCATGGTTGGGCCGCACGTTAAGACAGTGATCTCTGGCTTTGCTGGCATTGCTGCGCAGCGTTACATGGCACCTTCTGACGGCCCTACAACAATTGTTGGGGCGGCTGATGTGTATCTCAGTGACTTCGGATCTGTACAGATCGTTCCCTCTACCAAGAGCCGCGCACGCGACGCTTACGTCATCGACCCAGATATGTGTGAGGTTGCAACGCTTCGCCCAATCCAGGCTGAAGAACTCGCCAAAACCGGTGATGCAACGAAATTTCTCACCTTGTCTGAGTACGGCTTGGTCGTCACTCAAGAGGCTGGTCTGGGCGTTGTGGCTGACCTATCCACTAGCTAGGACTAATCAATGGAAATAAAACGCAACCTGTCTAACGATGCCACAACAGGCATCAAATCAGACTTCGTATACGAAGCCGGCGAGACGCTGAAAGACGACAAAATCACTATTGCGACATCGCAAGACGTGACGGCAATCGTTGAGGCGAACAAGCGGGCTCGTAACGAGATGGATCGACACCAGAAGCATGGTGAGTGGTCAAAGGTTGCGTCCATTCCATTGAGCGTTTTGTACGACCTGAAAGCGAGAGGCATTGCCGACGATCCTAAAAAGATGAAGGCATGGCTTAACGACCCAGATAATCGTGCGTTTCGCACGCGAGACGCGCGCATCTGATGGCGATCTCGACGTACTCAGAGCTCCAGGCGAGCGTAGCCGATTGGCTAAACCGCACGGATTTGACGAGTGCGATAGGTGACTTTGTGGCTTTGGCGGAATCGCAGTTTAACCGCAGCATCCGCCATCGCTACATGATCACTCGATCTCAGGCGACGATTGACAGCGAATACAGCGCAACACCGGCAGATTGGATACAGACAGTGAGTCTGATTCTTGAGACTAACCCTGTGACGCAGATGGAGTTTGTCACGAACGAAGCGCTGAACGCGCTGAAGTCTGGCAGCAGTGCTACTGGCACGCCGTCTCGATACAGCCACGTTGGCACAGAGATCCAGGTCTATCCGGCGCCGGACAACACGGCTACTGGGTACACGGCAGAGCTTGTGTACTACGCCAAGATCGAAGCGCTTTCCGACACGAACACAAGCAACTGGCTGCTCACGCACAACCCAGACATCTATCTCTACGGCACGTTAATGCAGAGCGCACCGTACCTGCAGAACGACGAGCGCATCACGGTATGGGCGAGCCTGTACCAGCGAGCGATTGATGACCTGGAAGTGAGCAACCAACGAACGGCTGGCCAGACCAGCGTCAAAATGAGAGCGGCTGCGCTCCAATAGGAAAAGACTATGGCGGGCTTTAGCGACTACCTAGAAAACAAAGTGCTCGATTATGTGCTGAGTGGCGGGTCATTCTCGCAGCCTGGCACCAAGTACCTGGCACTGTATACGACTGCGCCAACGGACGCGGGCGGGGGCACAGAATTAAGCGGAAGCGGCTATGCACGACAAAGCTGCGCGTTCACGACGACGAGCTCCGCATCAACAAACAGCGCGGCTGTCGAGTGGCCTACAGCTACTGGCGATTGGGGCACGATTGTTGCCGTTGCGATTTTTGACGCAGCGAGCTCTGGCAATTTCTTAGCCTGGTCAAACTTGACGTCTAGCAGAACGATTGAAACCGGCGACGTGTTTCGCATTCCTGCCGGCGATCTCGACGTGACCCTGGACTAAATGAGTCAGGGTTATGGCAACGGTAGTTGGAGCGCTGGACGCTTTGGTCAATGGAGTTACTACGACGCTAGCGCGACTATCGCTGCTTCGTCGTCTGCTTCAGCGGCTGCGCAAGTGGTGGCAAACGCTGCGGCAAATATCAGTGCTAGCGCTTTGGTTACTGCCAATGGCGGTCGCGTTCGGGAAGCAGGCGCGACAGTCGCAGCCGCTTCTACAGTTACAGCAAGCGGGCAAAGGTTTAGGCACGTTGCTGCGCTCATTGCGGCTTCGTCTTCGTTTAGCTCGAATGCAAACGTCGTTGTCAGCGGCGCTGCTTCAATTAGCGCAACAAGCAGCGCGACTGCGTCGTCAAGCACGCTGCTTAACGGCAGGGCGACTATCGCAGCCGCTTCTTCGTTTACAGCAAGCGGCGGTCAAATCCGCTTTGGCGCTGCAGCGATCAGTGCTCAAAGCACAGTCACGGCTGCTGGCGAAATTAAATGGCAAACCGAATCGGGTGCCACAACCAGCTGGTCAGATGAATCCAGCGCAAGCACGAACTACACAAAACAGCCCAGCGCCAGCACATCATGGCAACGGGCAGCGTGAGGAATAACTGATGGCTGATACGTTTAACAATGATTTGCGCGTCCGCGAGCAAGAGGCCGGCTCTAACAGCGGAACCTGGGGCGGTTTGCTAAACACGACGATCAGTAACCTGGCGTCAGCATTTGGCCAGGGTAGCGAAGCGATCCCTAACGCATCAACGCACACAATAACCCTGGCAGACGGCGCTGCAGACGAAGCGCGTAGCATGTACTTGAAATGCACCGGCGGTGGCCAGGCATGCACAGTGACGCTTGCGCCCAATACGATCAGCAAGGTCTGGATCATTAGCAATGAGACGTCTTTCACATTGACGTTTAGCCAGGGCTCTGGCGCTAACGTTGCTGTTGCCGCCGGTGCTGTAAAGATGATTGTCACAGACGGCGCAGGCGCTACTGGCGCAGTTACGGATGTTTTGAGCGGGCTTGCGCTTTCTAACTTGGACGCAACAGGCACAATCAAGCTGGATGGCAATTATCCCACAGGCACAGACAACGTAGCAGTGGGTGATACTGCACTGGATAGTATTGCTTCTGGTGCTACAGATAATGTAGCTATTGGTAGTGCTGCGGGTACGGCAATTACCACGGGAACCTTCAACAGTCTTGTTGGTGGGTTAGCTGGTGACGCTCTGACTGAGGGAACTAGAAATATTGCGTTGGGCTACAATGCTTTAGGATCAGACACTCTAGGATCTAAATCTGTTGCTATTGGTTTAGGTGCTTTAGGCGACCAAAACTTTACTTCAGCAACCGATGCTCTTAATGCAGCAGTAGGTCATGGAGCAGGTGGCGCAGTCACCACGGGCACAAATAACACTCTGATAGGCGGTCTTGCTGGCGACGGTCTTACTACCGCAAGTAATTGCACTTTTGTTGGTCAAGGGGCGGGCGGAAATGCGACTGTAACTGGTAATTCAAATAATGCACTTGGAGTAAACGCTCTTTTTGCAGTTTCGTCTGGTGCTAATAACACCGCCATAGGCGACAGTGCTGGTGTGGCAGTGGCATCAGGCGATAACAATCTTTTATTAGGCCATGATTCAGGTCGCACAGGAAGCCCCGGCGGAAATGTATCAGGCTCAAATGCTAATACAGCGGTTCTAGGTGATGAAAATATCACCAGCTTAAATTGCCAAGTTGCCTTAACGGTTGCGTCTGATGAACGTGACAAAACTGACTTTGTAGACTTAGACCTTGGCTTAGGTTTCGTAAAAGCGTTAGAGCCTGTCACTTATTACTGGGACAAGCGTTCTAAATATGGTGATAAGTACGCTGAAGACTACGATCTTGACGCACAAACTCCAGACGGCACACACAAAGAAGATTGGATGGATGTTGGCTTCAAAGCACAAGCAGTGCGTGATCTTGAAGAAGCTGCTGGGTATACCGCCGCTGCTAAGAAAAACCTTACGGTATCGTTGAGCCAAGACGGAAAACAGTACAGTCTTCAGTACGAAAAGTTCGTACCAATCCTCGTCAAAGCCATCCAAGAACTATCCGCAGAAAACGCTGCACTCACTGCTCGTATTGAAGCATTAGAATCATAAGGAGGACATCATGTCTGAAGAAGCAGTAGCCCGTACCGACGAAGAAAAAGCTCAGATGTACCAAGCCATGCTGGATGGCGCTAACGTCATCACAAGTGTGTTAGACGCTGATAATGAGTACG